CCACCTGGCCCTTGAAATGCATGACTCCATACTTGAGTCCATGGCAATTCAGCATTGGCATGTGCAGGGAGGAATCGAATAACTGCGTATCCGTTACCCGCTTTATCTACAGCTGGTTTCCAGAGGCGTTCATCTGTATTATTTCCGCCTTTTTCGTTGAGTTTCTCAACTTTTTTCATCAATCTCTCTGTAAGAGAGCCTGCTTTAGATTGTTTCTTTAATGCAGCAAATGACATTTAGTATTCTCCGTATTTTTGTATTGTTGGATTGTTTGTATTATAACATGTAATGATGTATTAGTCAATCTGGTATATCTTTTTCAAGTTTATCCAGAGTGGTAGAAAGAGTATCAAAAAATGCATTGATATTCTGACCATCTTTCAATCCTAGAAACTTTGCAGATTCTACGATTTGTTTTTTCATTTCAATAGCATCAGCATCTTCCTTCTCTAGTGACAGACGAAACATAAAGTTTCTTTGTTTTTCGAGAAGTTTTTTCATTTTATTAATATACAGATGCCCCTCTTCTGAGGAAGGATCTCTCATCCCTCTGACAGCGATACCTGTCATAATATCTTCTTGTAACTCCTGTATCTCGGCCATTGCGGCACGGACTGCTGGAGCCTTAAAAAATTCACTCATTAATAGTCCTGATGTTATTACTATTTATCTGTTTTAGATGCCCACATAGGTAGGTATATCAGGGTAAAAGCACTACCCCAGAAGGCGAGAAAGACGTATAAATGACTACCTCTATGAGGTGAAAATGCAAACCCTAAGGCTACAACAATCACCCAAACGTAGTCTACTATACCATGAAAGGTTTGCCAACCATCACCGTATTTTTCTATAAGATTATCTCTCTGTTTTGCCGCCCATGGCGACACATGCCTCATCATCACAAATCCCTCATTGAGAAACATGATGGTGAACCCTATCCAGAATATCATAGCGGTAATTTAGATCTAGAAGTTCTCTTAAGATAATTTAGTTCAGTTGCTTCTGCTTTCAATTTATCTTTTAGAGGTTTAGAAATTAATTTACCTACCGACTCAAACTCGATATTCTTTTCTTCACAATAACTTACCAAAGCCTCAATATAATTAAGGTCAGTAGTAAGTACAAGTTGCTCGATGTCACTTGTGAATTTATTCTGACAGAGAAATTTCTCTTTCAGTAGTTCGTTAACTTCCTTCTCCATACTCTCCGAGTTTGTGGGTGACAAATTCTTTAATATACTTGGTAAGAAGCTTAATATAGTCACTTTTGTTTCTTTTTTCATAAACTTTTACATCTCCATTTTCACATACCATTAAGGTAACAATCTTCTCTACAGCAATACCTGTCATTTCATAGTACATACAGGCATACGCAGTCTCTTGAACGAAGTAGTTTTGACACCACTTCTCTGGTTTTATCTTCTTAGATGTCTTGAAATCTATAATAGCTAACTCACCATTATATTCTGCAATACAATCAACTCTTCCAGCAATACCAAAGTATTCAGAATACAGAGGTTTTTCTAATGCGTGAATATTATTTATGTTATCTAAAGATTTCTTCCCATGAAGGAATAGTGCCTTAGTTGTTGGAAGAACATCATCAAGAGTATTGATATCCTTGTTCAAAAGATATTGTTCTACAAGATCATGAAATCTAGTTCCTCTTCCTGTAGCGACTTTTGTTATTTTATTGGCTTCCTCTTCACCAACCCTCTTACGCCAGTTAATAAATGTCTGACGATTATAGAAACTTGTTATAGAGGTAATAGAAGGAGCCTTCTTTCCACTCGGAAGAGTGTAATATCTAACTCCATCTATAGTATTGGCTTCTAACTCAAAATCACCAAGTTTATTCAAGTGTGTAAACATTATAAAGACAAAGCGAGTTTAGTAACCAAGTAGTTTCTTACTAATCCTGATCTAACAATATCATCAAGACCAAATTCAATTATGCCAAAATCATCTTCCATGATCTCGATAATTCTTTTGAAATCTAAGATACCATTCTTCTCGTTGGATTTTGTAAGATCCGTTTGAGTAGAATCACCGCAAAATATTATCTTACAGTTATCACCTACTCTTGTTATTATACTATCTAATTCGTGAAAATTCAAGTTTTGCATCTCATCTACTAACACAATGCAATTATCAAGTGTTGTTCCCCTGATAAATGATGTACTCCAGAATGAAATAGTCTCTTGAGCTTTTAAATTACCGTATAACATTTCAAAGTCATTGTCTGATGGCATTTCAAACATATACTTTACCATATTCTTATATGGAATTTGATAGAGTGATGACTTATCCTCATGGTCGCCTGGCAAAAAACCAATCTCTCTTGTGGAAACCAATGACCTAACAATATACACCTTATCATATGGTGTCATTTCGTCAAGCACATCTTTAAGTGCCAAGAACAAACTTATAAAAGTCTTACCAGTTCCAGCAGCACCATACGCAAATATGTTCTTTCCTTTTGCATAGTGATCAAATAGTACCTTTTGATTATCTGTGATAGGTTCGATGTCAACTAACATACCATTGTTAATTGGCCTCTTCCTACGCATTTGTTTAGCAGTCATCCCTGCACCAACAGTGCTATTAGTATTCCTTCTTTTTTTAGTTGACATTAATACCTCTATTGGCTAAACGACCCTTGACTCCAGCAGTTTTCTCAGATTTCTTTAGAATCTCACTCCAGCCTGGATGTTTGTTGTTGAGTTTGTCTCTCCACTCTCCAACCTCTCCCACGCCTGGCACTGTGGATGGATCTGAGTAATCCCTTGACCAATCAGGGTTATCCTCTTTCCACTTGTCCCACTCCATGATACTCATTACAACCTCTTTCTGTTCACCAGTTTTTGTGTTGACTACAGGGTATGTTGCCATTAAGTTTCTTCTCCGTGAAGTTCTTTTTTGATTTGTTTTTGCATTTCAACTACACCATTTCTCCATTCTAATGCCTCAGAAACAATTGGAAACTGTTCTACAAATACTGTCTTACAAGCATGTGCAATGTCCATATGTTCCTTCTGAGTTCCATGAGCGGATCTCAAATCAATATAATGTATCCATGATCTACAAGAACCTGTCATATAGATTCTTGTGGGTGTACAGAGTGGTAATACCATTCTAGCACATTCCTTTGCTACTCCCTCCTCTAACATCTGTTGATATAAGGCGGTTGCAGAACTAAACAAAGTATTCATTTGTAGTTCTAACTTTTGTTTAACAAAGGAGTCGAGATCGTCTGTTGAGTTCTGACGATTCTTTAGATCTTGTTTTCTAAGATCTGGGATAGGAATTTCTCCTAACTTTGTACTATCAGCATAACGCTGAGAGAACTCTTGAAAAGTAAATGATCTATGACGTAGAATCTGTGCTGCAATGGCACGAGTCGTTTCAATTTCAAGAGTCATACTAGATTGTTCAAATACTGACCAGTGATTATGGTTGATACAATATTTTAATAATCCAGCAAACTTTTCGTTGTCCTGATTGTTTGGATTAGATACTCTGGCAATATATGCCATAGTCTTCTCTGCATCAGGTGTAATGTTTACTAACTTTACATCCATTACATTTCTTCTTGATCTGCGTAAGTAACACTCTTACCATTTGGTTCAACATAAGCAGTAGGATCAGAGTAAACTTCTGCTTCCAACTCTTCAATAACCGTTTTCAAGTTCTTAATAATAAGTTTTAAGTGATTTTTGTCCATATCAAATAAAATAATTAAAGTTAATAACACACCTACGAAGGGTGTCAGTTGGGGTACAACCAGCATGTTTAGTATTAGAATCAAATACTACCATACGATTAGCTATACTGTCAACCTTTGTACCATCTTCAAATCGGGTATAACCATCATTACTATTTACATAATATATGGAAGTGATGCAATCGTCAACATCTGTATGTAGACCATGATCTATTCTCTCTGGTGTTTTCATTGTCAGGTTGCCTTTAATTCTTACTATTGATATAGCTTCAAACTTATCAAGAATAGGTTTAAGTATTGAAAAGAATTTACTTCTAGGCTCCCATTGTGCATAGAATACATGACAAAACATATGATGACCGTCACCTCTGTAATTGCATCCATCGGCAAACTGCCAATGAAACGAGTCATTACTCATCATAACATTACGAATAAGTTCGTAATCTTCTTGTTCTAAGAAATCATCAATTATTTTCAGCTTCATTCGCTTCTTTCAAGAGTTCTGACACATACTTCTCTGTGCCATCCATAGTCTTTACAGCAAACAAATTAGATTTCATATATTTCTTAGTCCTTTTATACTTCTTAATTAACTTCTTATATTCTTCAGCATTCATTTCAACCTTACCAGTGCTGCCAATATTCTCCTGTCTGACCTCATCCATTGGTAATCTCCCCCTCAAAATCCATCATACCTAGCAAAGTATCATATGGAATCCATGCAGGGTGTTCATCTCCGAATTGAACTTCAACTTCTTTGATGTTCTCTTGGTAAAATCTGTTGTAAACAGTTCTTACATTTTTAATAACACTCATAGGATTGATCATTTTCTTTTTCTTTGGGAAGGTTTAGCTGGTGGAGCTTTTTTATCAGATTCTGGATTCCACAGTTTAGGGTTAACAATGCCTGCTGTTTGCTTCCAACCTTTTAGGCCTGTTTTGAACTTATCATAGTAGAAATCAAACATGTCTGTTTGTTTCTGGCATGTTGCAATATCATAGAAAGTTTTTTCCTCTCCATTTTCCTTATCAACATACTCAACAAGGTATGCTGTGTATGGTAGTTTTTTGTCCTCTGCTAATTTAGGATCACATTTCTCGTGAAGTACTTTCATTAGGATCTATTCCCCCATGTAATTTCTGGATATGCTTCTGCCACCAATTCCTTAGTGATATTATATTTTGTAGTTAGAAGTTTGTCCTTGACAAGAACAAGGATTTCTGCTTCTGGTTCTGGTAGTGTTTGGAGAATATTAATGAATACACTCTCTCTTTTGATTTTATTCATAGCATCATCACCACCCTTTACAAAGCGGTAAAATTGCCTTGCAGAATTACGAATAGTGGTTCTTTGTGGGATACCTTGTTCTCTGTTTGCTTGAACATCACCCTCTACAGGTTGATATGGAACAGGGCCATCTGGTAACATAGAAACCACAGTTTCGTCAAAGTTCCAAATCATCACCATTTTAAAAGAATCATCTCCATGAGTACGGAGAAGATCGATCTTTCTCGCCTTGACTCTTTCTGAATCTACTGCTTCCAATAGTTCATGAACCATAGGATTCGGTGGCAGTATTTTCTTTTTAACTGTCACCGTCCTTGGTTTCGTTGCCGTTTTACGAGTAGAAGTAGTCTTCTTTCTCGTGGACGTAGATCTAGTCTTCGTCGATGTCGTCTTCTGTTTCGCTGGTGTCATTTGGATTTTCAAACCTCAAGGCTACTATTTCATCGGCAATTAACATGCCGTTCTCATCATACATCTCAGGATGGACAAAAGCTTCATTCCTATGTTGCATGTTGACGTAATTGTTTTGTTGCGCTAACCAGCCAATTATACCACCTAATATCAAGAATGTAAAGCATAATATACTGAATATGACAAGAAGTACTGATGATTCCATTGGATTCCTCCCAAGGCTAACTGGTTTTCTTTTTTATATCTAGTGATAGTCGGAACTCTCTGCCAAATAATGAGAGTTTGATATCAAAGACCTTTGGTGTTTGTTTTGGCGGTTTCTTTTTATCTCCTTTGAGTATGAGTTCTACGCCTTTATTTATGTCCATATTCAGAGGATTCGATGTTCTTTTAGGTATTTTAATGTTTCATTTGCATTACCTAAATTCTTACCATCTAAAACCACCTGTGGCATGGATAACGTATGAGGGAACTGAGATTCAAACTCCTGTACAGTATAATCTTTGTTTAGTTCCTTGTACTCATATTCTTTGCCCAGCAGTTCAAGAACAGTTTTAATCTTGAAACACATAGGACATTCATTTTTTCCGTAAATTGTAAACATAATTAATACCTAATTACTTCGACTTTTTCCCACTCATGTTCAAAAACACATATGGCACCATGAGTTTCTTCATTGTAGCATACTGTAAAATATGTAGATAACTTTCTACCATCCAATCCTCTATTAGGTTTGTCACCTACAAAAAGAACCCGACCTTCTATGTGGTCGAGTCTTGCAATAGAACCCTTACGGATTGCCTTGGTTCTCGCAGTATCTAAGAAAAGAGGCTTCGATTCCTCTGGTATCTCTTTTACCTTGCGATACCCAGAGATGGCAGAATTCGTAGAGGTGACGGACATTTTCGAGAGTATTGTACTGTTTTAAGGAAAGAAATGCATTTTGACGTATAGTCATGCGATCATCATTATACCTTAAGTCACTCATTTTCCTCTTCCTTTTCCATTCTATCAATAGCGGTGGACATCCTATCAAACAAGGTTTCAGTTCCTTGGATATTGTCAAGGTGTGCAATGATACTACCTAGTTCTCTTACCACATAGGGTTTCTCTACTCTTGCTGCAAACGCAAGTGCGTCACGAAGATGGACTTCTGCCTTCTTGAGACTTTCTAAGGTTTGTTCTGATAGTGCCATTAGTCTTTCTTAATTGAGTTCCAATCGTCTTGGAATAATTGTAATCCCTTGTCGGTTAGAATGTGGTTATACATTTTACCAAA